CCTTCGGACTTGCGATAGCGAAAGCCCTGCGCGAGAATCTTCGTCGGATTCCACTTGTTCCAGCGAAGCTCGATTTCGTAGGTCACGATGGCGTATGTCACTTCGCCGCGAGTCGCTGTTCGCGCGGAAATGCTGTTGATTTTCGCAACGCCTGGGTCGAGTCCTGCCCATGCGTGCTCGTTCACGGTGTCCTGATAGGCAATTGCCGTGGACGGATTGAACGCCGCCTCGTTCCGCGTGATGATGATTACCGGGCGGTTCTCGTCGATCGTGTACGGCGGATCGAACATTTCGTCAGCGCCGTTCTTCACGGCTTCGCCATCACGATCGGCAATCGCCGGAATCTGATACTTGTTGAACGTGAACTCGTACTCTGGCGGGTCGTCTAACGGGTCTTCTTCGTCTTCGCCAAGCCCGCCGGATGGTACGGCGTTGGAATACGTCGCCACAATCGCATAGACGCGAGACCCTTCGTACCCGCTCTCATCGGGCTTGGGGTCGATAGATACGTCGATGCAAACGAGCGACGCCTCGGTTTCGCCATAGAACGAATAGGCTTGCCCACGGCGCGGGCAGTCGGCGTGTGCGCGTACTTCCAGAATGCCAACGTGGTTGTCGCTGCAAATCGCCTCTAGCTTGACCGTCGCCGTGAGTCCGGCATCGGCTTCCCGCAAGGTCGGCTGCGCGGTGATTTTGATCTGCTCTACGCTCATCCTTGCAACCGCGCCTCTTGGAAGAACGTTGCATCGTCAAGCATTCTCTCTAAGATCTTGTTGGTCTTCTTAGATTCTTCGACCTCTTGCTTTTGCAGCCGGCTTACTTCGTCCTGTTTGCGGGCTTGGTTGATCGCCGAGAATGCGGCGGCGCTGCCGAACTCCAACGCGCCGGGACTGCCGGTGTTGAATTCCGTCATCTGCCGCTCAACGCCAAGCACAAGCTCGCGTGCGGCCATGCGCATCTCGTGGTTGGCTCGCGGATCGTTCGCAGGCGCAACCGGGCCAGCAACCACGTTTGGCCGCAGCAGCCATTCGGCGATTTTTGCAAAGTCCGGAACACCAGATGGAGTAACGAACCCCTTGGCACGTAGCGCCGCCGCCTTTTCGCTTTGCTCGCGAAAGTGCTTCGATGTTGCAACTAGCGCCTCGTCAGAGTCCATCCCAAAACCAAAGTCTCCGCTCGGCATCGACGCTGACTGCTGAGGATCAATCAGGTTGGCTAACTGACCTCCAAGCACTAGACCAGGAAGACCACTCCCAAGAAGCATTTGCCATTTAACATGCTTCGGGAACTGCCGGGACCGCGACATTCCGGAGTTGACGAAGTCCATGAAGTCGGCGGCATACGGAGCAAACTCAAGCGTCAGTTCGCTCTTGAGGCTCTTCCATGTCATCTCCAGCCGTTCCATCGCCTCGGCAGCGCGACCGACGTTTTCGATCATTGCATTATCCATCGCAACGCCGAACTCGTTTACTTCCTTGGTTGCTTGCTCAAATACGCCGTCGCGCGTGAAAATCTCCATCATGTCGATGGCAGACTTTCCAAGAATGTCAGTGGCAATGGCCGCGCGTGCTGCGGCATCCGGCACGCGAGAAATTGAACGAACGATCGTCTCGAAAGTTTGGTCGAGTGAAAGTCCTTGGAACTGTTCGGCTCTGAGATTGAGCGCCTTGAGAGCGCCAACCGCTGATCCTTTGCCGCCAGCGGCATCGCCGAGATTAACTTGCAATCGCCCAAGAACTTTCGTCAGTGACTCAACGTCGCCGCCGGAAAGCTGGATCACTCGCTGGAGCTTCTGAACGGAAACCGCCGTGATGTCGAAACGTGCCGCGATGTCGCCAATTTTGTCGAGCCGCGTAATCTCATCAGCAAATGTCTGGGCAACCTTCTGGGCCATGCCGAACGCCTGTTGCGTGACTTGCAACGCGCCATTGATGTCGGCAAAGCCCTTGGTCAGTCCTTTGAGCTTGCTGTGGACATTCTTCACCCCGTCATCGAATTTCTTCGTGACAGCGTTTACGAAGATTTGGATTGTCCCAGCCGTGGCAATAAAGCACCCCTCTACTCAACGTGCGCCCAAGTCTTGCGATTGCAGATGTTCACGATACATGCAGGGCAAACGCCGAATTGCCGAGCAATAGCCGTTGGCCCCTCTCCAGCCTGTCGTCTGGCACGAATCTCACGAACAGCATCTTCATCGAGCTTCGCAAGGTAATGCTTTGCGCCCTTCACACCTTTTCCAGGGTAATGAATCTTCGGCCTTGGAACGTTCTTCCACGTCTGCCCCCTGGTGATTGCCTGAATTGCTCCAGTGCTTACCATCAGGACTCTGGCAACGTCGGTCATGCTTTCGCCGCAAGAGAGCCTGTGAAGGATTTCAGCGGCCAGCCCTTCATTCAACCGTGCCTTCGGATGCCGCACGCCACTCGACAACCGGCCCTTCATCATGGCGTCATGCGTGTTTTCTCTGTTCGTTCCAAGCCACAAGTGCTCCGGATTGCAACACGACGGGTTGTCGCATTCGTGGCACACACTGAGGGTGCCGGGCGATGATCCGTTGTGAAGCTCGTACACCAGGCGATGCACGCGGTATCGCTTCGCATCTCGCCAAAACAGTCCGTACCCGTCGCGATCCGTCCTGCCCTGCCACACCCAGCATCCGCGATCGTCAACCTTGACCTGCGCGCGAATCTCATCAAGAATGCTCATGTTCAGTTCTCCTCAGAAGAATTGGACCGAAGCCCCGGCATTCACAGTGCGCGGGGCATCTTTATTATACGCTTTGCTCCTCTGTTTTTTTCTCCACCATCGGCAGCAACCAAGCCCGAATTCCTTGTGCCACGCGCTCCTGCGATTGCTCCACAGGCTTCTGCTTGGTCGGCATGAAGTCGTCTTCCGTGAGCGCCTTGCCCTTGGGACTTCTGAGCATGTTCTGCATCACCATGCAGATACGCGCCGCCTGCCGCCACTCACCGCCAAACGGTTCGATCTGGTAAAACGCCTGCCACTCTTGAAAGAGACGTTCCGGCATCTCTTCCAAAAGCCGATCGATATTCCACTCGCCTACGACAATTCCGAGTCGGAAGGCGAACTTTCGGCGGGCGTCTCCTCGGAGTTTTTTTCGATTTCCTTGACCGCCTTTTCGGACAGCCCGTTGATCTCGGAGAGCTTGTCGAAGATGCGTTGCAAGGCGGCGCTGCTCTTCTTGCCGAGCATGGCCGCATCACCGTCGTCGAAGGCACGTGAGCCGTCTTCCTCGCAAATTGATTGAACCACCAGCCAGGCGCGCCAATTCGGCCGCTTCTGGATGTCGCCGCCGTGGTCGCGTTTAACCTCGGCGATCTTGGCGTCCCACAGCGCCGAAGGCATCGGCTTGAGGTAGATCGTGACGTTGTTCCATTCCGGAATCACGAGCGGGACGAGTTTCAAATCGTCCATCTCGGAAATCAGTTTCTTGAGCGTTCCCATCTATCCCTCGTTAGGTTGCCGCAAGCGCGACCGAGCCAGTCGTGCGCAGGGTCACGGTAAGTTGCCAGAGCGAATCCACAGACACCTCGGCCCATTCCATCCGCTTGACGAATGCGCTGAACGTGAACACGTCGAGCGTCGGGCCGGATGGCAGCGTGATCTTGCACGTATAGGCCGTGCCGTCGTTGAAGTACGTCAGAATGTCGTCGTGATTGACCGTAGCATCGGGGTCGTAGTTGACCGTCAACGTCGCTTCTCCAGCGCGTCGCAGCGTCGAAATTGCCGTACCCCAACTGGAATCAAGGTCGGTCGTCTCGACTTCACCACGCTCGATGGCCGGCGGGCCGATGCTGACAATCTGGCCGATGGTGATGGCGTTGATTGTCAGCGTTGTTCCAAGACCCTTGCTGTAGCCCATGCCTCACCTATGCGTATGTGGGGATCGATTCAACGATCGAGAATTGAAACGTCATCATGCGGCGGAACGTGAATGACTGATCGCTATGCCTCGGCGGCTCGTCGTAGTCGTTGTTCAGCGGCAGCGTCACGGCCTTTACGACCGTGCTACCCATTGTTCCTCGGTAGCCTTGCAACACGCCACGGACTGCTTCACCAAGCAACTCGCGGTCGCTCTCCTTGCGGCACCAAAGCTGAATCTCGACTTCCGGCTCTTTAAATCCTGCCCCGCCGCCCAGGTCGTGTGAGTTGTTGTGCGTTGGAATGTCGATCGTGATGTAAGGAAACGGCGTCGCTTGCTTCGACCACCCTTGCCGAATCCTGGCCGTGTCCGTGCTCACGATGTCCGTGATTGCGGTCTTGCTTGCCAGGTACGCAATCAGGTCGTCTTTAAGAGCCACGCGCCGCCTCTTGCATAATCCCCGCGAGAATCTTGTTGCGAACCGACGAAATCACTCGCGGTCGGACTCGTCTCAGCGCCGGTCGCATGTACGGAATTGGTTGATGGTCCAAGCCGCCATACTCAAGCGCCGCCGGGTAGTAGCCCTTTTCTCCTGCTGGGATGCCAAGTTCTTCTCGCGTTCCCGTCATCACCTTGTAATTGATCGATCCTCGCCGCCGACCTTTGACCGCTCGCACTTTGATCGTTTGGCGCAGGTGCTTTCCGCCTTCCAGTTGATGCCCATCCGCGTCCACCGGCACCAGCTTT